TTTTACATAAAATTGTAAATCTGTTTTATTATTAGAATTATATCCACTTCCTTTAGCAATAATAGCTGCACCAATTTTATTATCAGCACCATTAAATCCAAATGCTATACCTTTATCATTGTTGTCTTGATTAATTAACAATGAATATTCAGAAGCATCTCCAGCATCAGCATCAGCATCTCCACCACCATCAATAACTAATTTAGCAGTAGGTGATGTAGTTCCTATACCTACATTACCTGAAGTATCTAATATTGTCAAAGCATCATAACTACTACTACCAAAAGTACCATTACCACCTGATTTATAAGTAGATAATATTAGTCCAGTTCCATACTTATAACCACACCCAAAGTTTTCATTTACTGCTGAACTACCTAATGCTACAATAGCTAAATCTCCAGCACCATTCCAACCATCAGGTCCTTGAACATAAACATTATCATTCAATACTTCCAAATTGTAAGTGTGTCCTGATGCACTTGTTCCACCTATTAAGACATTACCTGGTGGAGATAATAATAAATTTGTTGTGCTACCATCTAAGGTTAGGTAAGTAGTTTCTCCACCGCTTCCATCATCTGATTTAAGTATGATGTCTTTATCTGTTGTTCCTTGCTGAATAATTAAATCTCCAGTTCCATTTTGTTCTATATAACTATTAGAGCCATCGTGATATAGTTTTAAATCAAGGTGTGTTCCAAGTTGTATTACAATATCATCTGCTAGTTTTATATTTTTATTAAACTCTGTTCTTCCTACACTACCATCTAATGTTAGGTAGGCAGTCATACCATCTGAACCATCGTCTGATTTTAATATTACATCTTTATCTGTAGCATCATTTTGAATAATTAAATCGCCAGTACTGTTCTCTATTTTAGTGTCTGTTCCATCGTGGAATAAAGCCAAATCATCGCCATCGCCAATCGTTAATTTTTGATTATCATTAGGAAGTCCAACTTCTCCTACTTCACTTCCATCAATTTTAATAGCAGTTATATTACTACCATTATCATTAACTTGAAGTCTTATATCTCCATCTTGAGTTGCATTTTTAAGATAGGCAGTAACTGTATCAACATAAATTTTAAAATCTTCACTATCGCCCCATCTCATTTCCAAATTATCGCCAAGTAGTTTTAAATCTGTTCCATCAAAAGTAAGATTGGCTTCTGCATCTAATTCTGTTGTAGTAGAACCTATTGTTACCAATTCATTTGCAGTAGCATTATTTACAGCTGTTATAGCCGCAGTAGGCGGTGTATCAAATGTTAATGTACCGCTACCATCTGTTTTCAAAAATTGTCCTGAAGAACCATCTGATGTTGGGAAACTATATGCTCCATTAAAGGTAATCTTACCAACTGCTGCCATATCAATATCAAAAGGTGTAATAGCGCTTGCTCCGTCGGTTCCTTTGATAGTAAAGTTTTTATCTGCTACTCCTAAAGTTAGTTCAAGATTGCCTGAGCTAGCATTAGCCATAGATAATAGTTGTTGGTTATTTAAATAATAATGTATTTCATTAGCAGTTTCAAAATCTATTTTTGTTTCATTATCTTCTCCAATCTTAATATCTGTTGCTAATAAAGAAGTAATTCCTGTCTGCGCTGCGTCAACAGCAAAATCTATTGTGTTATCTGCATCTTGATAGGTAACAGTAATACCACTTTCAGTATTGCTTGACATCATAGCTCCTGCGGTATCTGATATAAGCTCTGATAAAGTAGTTCCGTTTACAGTAATAGCATCTGCTTCCAAAGTACCATCAATGTCGGCGTCTCCTGAAATATCTAAACTACCTGCATCTAATTCTCCTGATAGTGTTATGTTTCTAAATGTGCCAATATCTTTATTGCTATCAACTACTACTCCCAAACTTCCAGTAACCGTACCTGCAGTTACTGCATCTAAAACATTTAGTTCTTCTGGTGTTGCAGAGATTTGTGTTGTTGAAGCAGCTGCTAATACTGGTATAGTACCAGATACATTTGGTAAATTAATTGTTCTATCTCCTGTTGGGTCAACAATAGATAAAGTAGTTTCGTGTGCATCTGCTGTAGCACCTTCAAATATAATAGCATTTGCTGCTTCCATAGTTACTGTGTCCACAGTTGTTGTAGTACCAGCAACAGAAAGATTAGGAACTAATAACGTTCCTGTGCTTGGATTATATCGTAAAGCACCTGTATCGTCTAATAGTGCATTTGATTCGTCATGAAATACAACTGGAAAGTTTGTGTTTGCTGTGCTATCTGATACTGTTGTAGTTGCAGCTAATGTTGCATTTGCTACTGTAACTCCTGCAATAACTGTATTTAAAGCAGTTCCATTTACTGTAATCGCATCAGCTTCTAATGTTCCATCTATGTCCGCATCTCCACTAATATCTAATGTTGCTGCGTCTAATTCTCCGCTAATAGTTATGTTTCTACCGCCAGTAATGTCTTTGTTTGAATCTGTTATAATAGCTTTACTTGCTATTACTGTTCCGTTTGTTATACCATCTATAAGATTAATGTCTGCAGCGCTTGCTGTAACACCGTCAAGAATGTTTAGTTCTGCAGTCGTAGCTGTTACGCCATCTAATATATTTAATTCTGTTGCATTAGATGTGACACCATCAAGGATATTAAGTTCATCGCCCGTAGAAGTGATAGAAACACCAGCATACTCAAGCGCACCTGCTGAGGATATGTTAACAGCAGAACTACTAATTTGTAGCACACTCTCTGTAGCTTCTCCGTCTGAGATAGTTCTTAATGTTCCATCAATTCCAGAATTACTATTAGATACCTGTAATAAATCCTTATAACTGTCTTTTATTCTTTGTCCTGTAAGCGTTGCCATATTACCTCATATCCGCTGGTAGAACAGCTCTTGTACCGCCAGTTTTATCATTTTTCTTCATACCAAATCTTCTAACAGCTTCCTTATAGTTAACCAAACATTGTTGAGCTGAAGCCATTCTTATTTGTGCTATAGCAGGCTCTGTTGCGCTAGAAGCCTGGTCCATCAATGCTTTTCCTTTTACATAATCAATTAATGCTGGTTGTAATGTATTATCAATATCTATTGTTCCAGTAATAGATGTAAGCTTGTCTGGCTCAGAATAATAGGAGATTAATAATCCGTAAGTTATTGTATTTCCAGAACCCAGCTGTACAGGTTTTAGCCTTCCTTCTGCTGTGTTTGCAGTACTTCCATCTCCTTCAGTAGTTGCTATAGCTACCTTATCTCCTTCTATCCACCATACAAATGTATCAGCAGGGTCTTTAAAAGCGCTATCTATTGCTGCCATTATGTTGTCTCCGTTACTTTAATATCTTGATTTAATAATCTTGGTATCTTAATGTACTCTCCGTCAGAGTTTAAAATACTACATCTAAAAACTTTATTAACAGTTATATCTCTATCGTCATTAAGACCGTACCAAAGTTGGTCGTGAGTTAATCCTGTTTTTGCATACTCTATTTTTGTTGTATACTTACCCATATCTATTAATGCTTCGTTAATCAGGCTTAATACATAGTTTTCTGAAACCCCAGGAACTGCCTGTTGTACTCTACTATATATTTCTTTTCCTGTAAATTCTATTGCAGCCATTTTATTTCTCCCATTCTATATTCATTAAATCCCAACTTGGGTTGCCATCTTCATAATTATCATAATCTGTTATAATTTCTCTAAAATCTGTGCTTGGCGCTATTGCTTGTTCAGTCCAAGAAGTAGAAGGTTGTTGACCGTCTTCTGACCAAGCTGTGCTAGTGCTTTGCTGAAATGTATTTTCTGTCCAAGTAGTTGTTACTCCTAAGGAAGGCATTATAATGCTCCTTGAAGAGTCTGTATTTCTTCTTTATATCTTGCTTCAACCATTTGATATTGCTGTCCATACCACTGATATTTTGCAGTGTCTTTTTGTAGGTTTGCACTATACTCTTGAACTTCATCATTTACTTGAGCAGAATATTTTCCTAGTTCTGCATTAAATTTTTGTAATAAATCATCATTGTTTTGAATTGCAGCTGCCATAGTTTGTGCTGAATTTTGCAATGCTAATACTTGGTCAGCAGCTTTATTAGCTAAATCAACCTGCGTTGCTTGCTGTGCTTCTTGTTGGGCATCTGCTGCATCTAGCTGTGCTTGTGTTATTGCTTTTTGTAAATCAGAATTATGTTTTTGGGTTTCAGCTTGTACGTTCGCTTGATATCTAGCATTTTCTTTATTAAATTCATTGAGCTCGTTTTGTATATCTGCTTGATATTCTCCAAGTTCATGATTTACTCTTCCAAGTTGAATCTGTGCTAGCTCTGTATCTTCATCTGTTTCTAAAAATGTTTCAAACTGACTTATGTCAAAAGTTTGTGTTGGCTTTGAATAAGTAGGAACATCTCCAGAAATATCTGATTTTGCTACGGTAGCAACTGTTATAGCTCCTACTGCAGTAGCACTTGCATCTGCATTTGTTGCGTTGCTATAGCTTACTGTAGCTAAACTAGGTGCACCTGGAGCACTTACGCTTACAGTTAAAGCCCCTATAGCATTCATATTGTTCATCAATCTTTGTAAAGCATTTCTACTAGCGTATAATACAACTGCGTGTTCTGCTTCGTCAGGAAAGTTAGATATACCACTTACTCCATCTCCATGAGCTACAGTAATTGAAGTATCTATACTAACAACTCTACTATCATTTGATTGATTACTACCAGGATATGTATTTAAAACATCTCCTTGGATAATATACGCTGGGTCGCTTTCTGATGCAGCTTCCATATAACTTGAATCGCTAACTCTTCCCATTAAAGCCGAACTAAGCTTTCTGCAGGGCATAAAAGCCTTGCTAGAATGATTATTATCTCTTCTTACCACTGATATAATTTTCTTTCCCTCTACATCAACAGAGTTTGTAAAAGATGTATTTGTTGCTATTCTTTCTAGTTTGTTAAATGGAAGTATATTTAAAACAGCACGAGCACCCGCTGTTAGCCAGTCAGATAAAGCATCATCTTCAGTGCTTCCAAAACCTGTTAATGCGTCTACTTGATTTTTAAATGTTTCAGCCATTATCTACCTTGTCCTCTATATGGTTTTATATAATTTTTTGTACTCATCTTATTTCCCATCTTAGTATTTTTACTCATACCTTGTCTAGTTTTTTTCTTCCCGTTAGTTCTTCTAACTTGCGTTCCAAATGCTGGTCTTCTCATTTCTTCTTCTTTCTTCTAGCAAAAGTTCTTACATTGGTTGGTTTACCGCCAACTCCTTGTTTCTTTGCTCTCTTTCTTCTTACTGCGCTCTTTTTCTGTGAGGCGCTCATTCTAGCAGCTTTAGCAGCAGGAACACACTTAGGGTATTTTCTTTTACTTCCCTTAGCTTTTTTACGTCCACACTTTTTGTGACCTCCGCCTTTTTTCTTAGAACCGATATCAACCCAGTTCTCACTAAACCACTTTTTTAACCCGCCTCTGTAAGCCATTAGTTATACTTACCGCCACGCTTTTTGTACTCTCTTACCAACCAAGAATTAGCATAAGCAGAAGGATAAACAGCAAACTTCTTTTTAGCCGCTGCTTTTACTCTACTGTACAAAGAAGGGTTAGATGGAGTTGGTCTACCGCCATTACTTTTTTTCTTAGCCATTATTTACCTCTATGTGTTTTTACCACAGGTAAGTTCATAGTCAAAGAAGAACCTTTGTGTTTTTTATATCCACCTACAGGGTTTTTCATTAAAGATGTTTTCTTACCTTTTTTCATAAAATGATACCCTTTTGGAGCTTTAATCTTCATTAGTATCTCATACCTTTAGATTTCTTAGCTTTCTTCTTTACTACTTTTTTCTTTTTCTTTACTATTTTTTTCATCTTCATTATAGTATCCTTTGTTTTGGCCCCTTCATAGATGTTTTAGCTGCTCCTTCTTGAAGCTTCTTAACACCTTCTTCATGAGACAGTGTTCTTATTTCCATTTGGTCTTTTCTAATAGCTGTTGCATAGGGATTGTTTTCCCTAACAACAAAGTTAGTATTCCATCTAGGTGCTGCCGCTCTTTGACCACAAGAAGGGCAATTAAACATTCCTTCTGGATTTGGCTTATCGCAATGTTGACAATTCATCTATTATCCAGTTGAAACTACTATATATGCAACTCTACTTCTATCAAGCTTTACTGCTTGTATATCAACAATAGCATTGTTAGTGCTATCTAAAGTTTGAATGTAATCATTGATTTCTTTTGCTAAAGAACCTGATACATCACTAGCTGCTGGACTAATGTCATTAATAATTACTTTTGTAATTGTATTATATGCTGCCATTTTATTCTCCTATTATTTTTTATAAACTTTTTCTGCTCCAGATATACCAAAGCTACCTAATGTTACCCAAACAAATGAATTGTAAATATAGTCATTTACTAGTAACTCAATTCCAATAATACCCATCGTTAAATCTACCATACCAAAAACACACATAAGTGCAAACGATAAAAACCCGATGATGTTCTTTTCGTTGTATTCATTTTTATCTTTAAATAATTCTAACATATTTTTTCCTTTTTGGATTTCGGGACTACTCTTTTATTGAATAGTCCCACAGTTCCAATACTGCTACCCTATTAAGGGTTATGGTTATTACTATTAACCAGCTGCTGTAGCGAACGGACATTCACTTGCATCAGCAACGAATCCGTTTACATACCATCTTGAGCCGTCACTAAAGATATCAAATCTATCTCCAGGTGTAGCGGCTGCAGAACATGCGATGAAATCATCGTTGTTCACAGCTATGTCTCCTGCATCTCCATCAACAGCGTAAGTTTGACCTACGATGTCGTTACCAGAACCAAAATCAATATTAACTTTTTGGTCCATACCAGTATCGCTACCGTCTGTGTCCTCAGTTAATACAATTTTAACATTCCAACCTGGTTCTATCGATGATAGAGCAGGAAGGTCAATTTCTGTAGTTGCAGTTGGGTTTACCAATACTAAAGAGCCACTATGTTTTGCTTCCAACGCAATGTCTTCAACAACTTTAAGTACCTTTACTAAATGATTAGCAACACCACTGTTATTATTAATGTAATTAGCTTTACCCATTTTATAATCCCTCCACGTTAAATAGAGCGTGAGATTCAGGTAATGTAATTTCTAGACCAGCTTCAGTTAGAATCATGTCTTTTCTTAAATCTTCATCTGCACTTTGTACATTTGTCATGATTTGAGTGTCACGATTAATACCGTTACCAACTAATGGTCTGTATGCTAACTGACTCATGTCAGCCATCATCATCATTCCACTAGCAATACCTCTAAATAGAGGTTGTTTTACTAGAAATAAGCTTCCATGCACAGTGTTAATTTCCATTAACTTGTGTCCGAATGCTCCTTCTACATTATCCATATTAACTCTGTAAGGACCATTTGCATGTCCAACAGAAGCATCAATGAATGCACCGTCGCCCATCTTGTTAAAGAATGAGATTACTGGTAAAGAAGCCATAAAAAGCTTTTCGCTTGCTCCGCCTCTTGCTGGGTCAAATATAACTTCCAAGTCTGATAGCAATCTATCGTATGTTAACTCAGCAGTTGTACAGCTTCTGTAATATCCTTTTCCTGAAGAATAAGATAATGCAGAATCGTCTGTTACTGGAGTAACATTCTTTAGAATGTTTCCTACTAGACCTTCAGTATACTGAACGCCATTTACGCGAGCTTTTTGACCGAAAAGCATAGCTCTTTCAATGTCAATTTTATGTTCACGTAGTTTTTGAGCCCAAATTCTATCGAACTCGTTAGCATAGCCACGATGACGTGTTGCTATTGCTGTATTAGTTAATTCACAAGCTGTTTTAAAGATTTGTGTAAAACCGAATCCATCATCTAATGTATCACTAAATGTATCTGGAGATGCTGTTCCTTCTTCAAATGATGTACCAATAATTTGGCAAGCATCGTTGTCAGAAATTACATTATATCCAGAAGTAGTTACATCAGAAAGCTCTACAACTCTACCTTGGAAGGTAGTAGCTGCTGAAGCTGCTAATGGAGCTGATTCAACTCTTACTAACGCTTGAGAGTAACCTGCTGCTGTGTCAAGCACTGATACTGCAAAAACCATTCCTTTGGTAAGGAATTTAATTGCTGCACCTGCGCCATCATCAACTGTAAAGTCATAAACACTTCCTGCCGTTACTGCACTGCCGCCGTTTACTGCCGCCGCTAAGTTAAATGTTCTTGCAGTGTAGTTGATTTGAGTTCTGTTTTCAAGAAAACGGAACTGATTATCATCTGTTGCTACTTTAGAAACATTACTTAGGTAGGTAAAAAACGGTGACTCTTCTGGTGTTAGTTCAGCAACCCTATCAGAGAAATCATATAGTTTTCTCTGGTCAGGGGCTTGTCCGTAACCAGCCGAGCTAGCAGCTGCTGTAATGTTGGAAGCTTTTAATGTTCCTTCATTTATAGCCATTTTAGTCTCCTAAATTGTTACTTGACTAATCTTCCGCCGCGACTGGTATTCATAATTCTATCCCAAACCTGGTCTCCTTCTGAGGCTTGTGGCTGTTCGCCGCCTTGAAGTACTCCAGCTGGTTTAGGAATTGATTTAGTTTTTTTCACCGCTTCCAGGTTTTCACTCTTTTTAGGAGATTTTCCTGAACCTTCTTTCCACACTTTAATTAAGGTTTCAATAGGTAAGTTAGCTTTAGGAGTTGTTGCAAATTGTAAAAACTTCTCTGCATCTTCTTGTCCTAAATTGTGTTTACTTACTAATTCTGTTTTTAAATTATTGAATGCCATATCTTGCTTAAGTCTAGCCAATTCGTTATCTACTGTCTCATGTACAAGCTTTTTCTCATTACTTACTCTAAATTTGTAAGATTCAGATTCTGGCTTGTAGTAGGCATCCCAAGGGTCAAAGTTATCTGGGGTTGTACTTCCCGCAGCATTTTTGCCCTCAACTGATTCTCCAGCAAGACTTTTTTCAATTACGTCTACAAGTTCAGGTCTAGAGTTTAAAGTATCTTTTAATGCAAGTAAGTCTTGCGACTCTCTTGCAAGATGCTCATGCTCTACTGTTTTCTTGTCGTACATTGATTGAAACTTTTTAGCTTCTTGTTCCCAATCTACAGATTCAGATGCTTCCACACCTTCTTCTACGGCTTCTTCTTGCAATGAAACTGTTGGTTCCACCACAGAGTCTACAATTGGGTCTTGCTTTTCAACCTGTTGTTGTTCTTCTTTTGCCATTTTTTTCTCCTCTCCTGATTTAGCTTATTGCTCTGAACCAGGGTTGTTATTGTTTTCTTCCTCCATAGAATCGCTCATTTGGTTAATAATGTTACCCAGTTGCATTACCTTTTCTTTTTCTTTAACTTTGGCGTTAGTACTAATCTCGTTTAAACCAGATTTGAACTTCTCGACTTCTGTACGTTTTCTAGCAGAAACCTGCTCACGTTCAGATGTTTGTAAATCGCCACTTAGTTTCTTTACTTGATTTTCAAGCTGTGTAATATACTGTTGCATTTGTGCCATACGACCTTTTCTTTGAAGGACACCTTCTTTGTCAAAGATTTCGCTTTTCTTCAAAACCTCAACGTCATCTACCAGACCTAACTTATAAGCATCAAGGTACATATTGTATTCTGATACCTTATTGCTTGGCAAAGTTGAACCTGATATAATTCGAATATCATGCTGACCTAACTGAATATCATTCTGTAAAGTCGTTATTTCATTCGATTTATCATCATACAATCTCATATTAACTGAAAACTCAGTAATATCGTTATTCGGTTGTACAATTCTAAATGTTTTTGCAAATTTATAATGGTCTTTTGCTAAGTTATAAACTACTTGACCAACTTTTGATAAACTTGCTTCAATATCTCTTAATTTTGATTTACCTCTAGATTCTCCCATTTCAGATAAAAGCATTGTACCTCTTACTGATTCTGGAGCTGAGTCTTTAAATCCTTGTAATAACTCTGGAATACCAAAGTTTAAATCTATATATTTTTCCACCCTATCAATTAAATAATAAAACTCACTAGTTAAAGGAGCTGGTTGCGGGTAATGTGGCTCACCAAACTCTGGGTTATATTCAATAACCGCATTTGGATTAGCCCAATCTTTTTCTAACTGACTAACGCTATCAACACTACCCTCTGGAATTAAAAGTTTTAATCCAGCTGCAGATTGAGCGTGTGACAAGGTTAGAGAAAATAACTTATTTAAAAGTCTTTGGGAATCTTTAACCTTGTTCACATCTGATTTGGGATAGGGAGTATTAGTCCAAATGTTCGTAAATGGAACAATTGGATATATATCAGTGTTTAGAATACGCTCATAAAGTAAAGTATCTCCAATGCTACTGCATTGAGCAATTCTTGTTTGCATAATCTCTTCTATTTCTAGAGCTCCAGATTCAAGGGTTTCTAAAGTTTCTGGCTGTTCTATTAGAATGCTATAAATTTCAGGGTCTATAATCTTTTCGCTTCCATCTATAGTGTTAAATAACCTATAGTACGGAACTTTTACTTTGTAAAATCTATCAAGTATTTGATATTTTTGATTTACATTGTAATCTAAATTTTGCGCTTCTGCGGGAGTTAGTACATTATTACTATTTTTTAAATTAGATGTAGGGTAATCTTCTCCGTACAAAGAATTGTTTCCTACTTCTATATCATCAATAAACTCTTTCATTTCAGGATATAGGTCTAAAACTTGCTGCCTGGTTAAAAAGGTAGATAATATAATACCAGATGCGTCTGTAAAAAATCTATCTCTTGACGCAGGGTCTACATACACCCTAAAAGGGTCCACGTGCGTATACTTAACTTCTCCTCTTCCATAGTCCGCTTCAGGGTCTACATATACATACATATATCCTAAGCCAGTAACAGCATAATCGTGAACAACTTGTTTGAAAGTACTATCTCCATTGGAGATATCCCATATATATTCAAGTATTGTTCTCCATATATTAGATAGTTTATTGTCAGAATCTTCTCTTGCAATAACAGAAAACTTTGCTGGTCTTGCTGTAAGCAATGATTTTAATTTATCTACCGCAGCATAAACTCTATCTATAACAAAATCAGCTTGACCTACGGATTGTAGAGCATTTGATTCATCTTTTGTATAGTGATTTCCTAAAGTAAAATCTACCGCATTTCTTGCTTCGGCGTCCCATTGTTGTCGCGCGTCTCTCCACCTTCTAAACAATTCTTTTGTAATTTGAGGTTTTGATTTGTTTTCGTCGTAATTAGCCATAAACTCCCAGTTTAATTTTTAATCTAAAAATAAACAATTTTAGCTACTAAAGTCAAGACAAAAATTATATTTTCTGTCCAGTAACCCAGTTTATGACTTGTTTTGCTTTACTTCCTTGTATTTTTTCTATTCTGTCTTCTAGCTTTCCTGCGTCGATTGCAGAACTTTTTGGAGGCTTTGCTGTAGTGACAGCATACCAAAGACCGTCTAACAAGTCGTCATTTCTACCTTTTGGAAACTCAAACATTTCGTCGACTAAGTTAGCATGTTCTTTTTTTATAAACAATTTTCTTCTGTTAACTATAGGACAAAGTAACGCTTCTAACCTATCTTCTTTTTTTATACCAGCAGGAGGTCTTACTCCTTGAGACAATCCTGGAGCAAGCTTTCTTTCTTTTCCAACCAGTTGATTAACATAATCTTTTACCAGTCCCTGCGCACCAACTTTTTCTACATTTACTCTTCTTACTGGATGAAACTCTTTTGCCATGTCTACAATTTTTTTAGGCATATCATACAAAGGAGAATGTTCTCTATAATAATCAACTACATATATATTTCTATCACTATCAATGGCAATTACCATTATAACCTGATAGTCACTTCTTGCATTAGCTTCATAAGCTAAGTCAACTCCCATGTATACATTTACTGGAATAGCAGACTCGTCAACCATCATATAATTAAATCCATTTCTCTCTACAAGATTTCCTTTATAATAATTTATTCTGTCAATATGAAACTTCGCGCTTTCTAAATCTCTAGCTTCATTTAGATATTCTTGAGCAAACTTATGTACAAGTCCCATTTCTGTGAACCTTCTTTTTATATCTATAAGTTTTTGTTTTGTAAAATAACTAGGCCATAAAGGAGTGTCGTCTACTATAGCTTTTTTGTATAGTACTTGCCAAGCAGACTTTCTTTTTTCTTTTTCAGCATCTAGCCATCCATCATATACGCCTTGAAGAAAAGAGTCATAATGGACTATTGTACCAATAAGCCATATTGAACCTTCGTTTTCTTTGGAGTTTTCTAATGCGGGTTCTACTGTAGACATTACCCATTCTTTTATCTCTCTTCTTCTATCTGGTGTTTTAGTATTTAACTCTGATTCAAAGTCGTCAAGGATAATATTAGTATATCTAAGACCTAACTGTGAACGACCACGCAATCTTTGACTAGTACCTTTAGCTATAATTCTATCTCCTCTAGCTGTGGTAAATTCTTTTTCAGTCCATTTACTTCCTTTTAAGTCTCCAAAGTAATATTGTAATGCAGGGTTTACGTCTATATGATTTTGTATGTATTTAATATGGTCAATAGCTTGAGATTGTTCTTCTGAAACCCAGGCGATAAATTGTTTCTTTTCTGGAGGAGAGAAATATAGTTGATGTAATAAAGCTGTTTTTGCTAAAGTAGATTTTGCATGACCTCTGGGAAGTATTATACATATACGCTTCTCATCTCCTAGAAGTATATCACTTAACTGATATTGATATGGAGCAGGAGTTGATTTCATAAAATCTTCTGGTAAAAACATTTGACCAAAAGTAACTATGTCTTTTTTTGCCAACTCTAAAGCCTTTTCTTTCTGAGAAAGGTCTGGTGGTATTATATTAAAATTCTCTGGATTCTTGGTATTCTTTTTCATAGACTCTGTCCATCATTGTTAACGTTTTAGGTGAAAGCCAATCTCCATCTGGTACCTCTGTAAACATACTAGAACTTTGCCATAACAAAGGTCCAGCTACATATATCCAGCATTTTTCTTTTTCTTTTGTATCATCTAGTACTATGTTAGCTGTTGTTCTTATATAAAGACCGTTTTCTGTAGACTCGTAAGTATCATACATATTCAAATCTTCTTCTGTAGCTTCGAACACTTCTACTACAGCTCCTTTTCCATTTTTGTTCTTAATTAAAGCTGGAAAATTTTTATGTCCAGGAAAAACAAGACTAAAGCCTTCTACTTTACCAGTCTCTTCAAAACCTCTTCTTAATGTTCCATATACTGCTAGCCTCATGCATTGCCTACCTGTTCTGGTATACCTACATCTGTTATTCCAAAAGATGTGTTATATACTGTTAAGCAATTAAAGCATTTTATATGAGTTGTATCTTCTTTTCTTTTGCTGTATAAAAATACAGCTGTTTTACTAAGACGATGATGACATATATAACAACGATTATTTTTCGTTATCTTTTTTAACTTCCGCCAGTTTTTTGTGTTGGGACCCTTGAATTGCATTTAATTGCTCCTTTGTAAAGCCTTGGAATAACGTTAAAGACTCTGTAGTCTTTTCCGTGTCCATCATTCCAGATATCTTCATTAATGTTGTTATTGCTGTAATCTTATCTCTATCCGAAGAGCCTCCTTTATCTATAATATCTCTCATCTCTTCTAACAGATAATTGGGAGTAATCTCCGCTTCATTCAAGTATTTGTCTATTTCTTCTCTAATCAAGTTTTTCACCCTGTCTGTTTTTAATAATAATTTTGCTTGTGATTTAGCATAATTTTCGTTTTTACTAGGAAACGCTTTCATATAAGCTTCAACCACATCGTCTCCTTTTGCAACATACTTTCCAAATAAAAACTCTTTATCTGTAGCATGTTTTCTGTTTTTCTTCCTAACAGAAGGAGATTCTCCTGCTGTAGAAAATGTATGCATATTTGTTTTCATATCACCTTCTATCATAACAGAGGGATTACAAACATAAGAACCCATTATACTTCTTATAAACGATGTTTCTTTTTTTCTGTCTTTCTTTTTAAGTATTCCAAGAAATAATACTTGACATACTTGACCATCGTCAGTTTGTATCCAGTCTCCCTTATTTGAGTGACGCCAATCTGTAACCAAAGCAACACCTTCGTGATGCTCTCGAAACTCATTGACGTCATCATACAAATAATGAGTAACGCCTTTTACAATACGTTCTCTCATAACTTAACTATTTTTCCTCGTTATCGTCAACGTCTTTTTCAAGTTCGTCAATAACAAATCTAACATAGTTATTAGCAAGGAATCTTACCTCATTTGCTTCTCTGTCTAATCTCATTAGCTTTGAAGCAAGTTCATTTGCTCTTGAATACTGAGCTTTAGCTTCATCTGACAAGTCAGACATATAGAACTTAATCTCTTTACCTTCGCTCATTATTACTAGTTGTTCTTCTTTATTAGCCATTCTTCCTCCTAATTACAGTGGTCTAACCATTGGTGGTGCATATTCTTCTAGTTTTCTATGCAGTTTTTCTAATATTACTACATCTGCTACGTTATGGTCATAAACATATTTCATAGCTTTCTCATCGCCCCAACGTGCTTTTTGCCACATTTCTGGTTTTACTCTGGTTTTACCAGCAATACCAAAAAACTCTGTAGCTGCCATTAATGACGAGCGATGTAGTTTTAATTTAGATTTTACCACATAATATAGGTCTTTGTGTGATTTTTGCCTATATAGCGGGAAGAATGTTTTATGATACAATGCACGTGTTCTAATAAACGGAATATCAAATCTAGTTCCGTAGTATGTAAATATTACATCGTATTTATTCATTTCTTCTACTAGAAGCTCTACAATACGAGCATCTTGTTTTTCAGACATAAGCTCTTGTCTTGTAATCTTAGCTCCTGCTACTTTCTTATTACCTCTACCTTTAATACACCAAGATAACATAACATCGATATTAGCACTAAATCCAGTAGATTCAATGTCTAAATATCCTATTGTCATTTCGTGTCCAGTTGTATATCTAGTAGGCTTCCTTAATCCCAAGGATTCTATTTTTCTAGATACTGCTTTATATGTTCTATTATATCCAGCAATACGTATTTCTTGATACAGTACGAATGCAGACTTAGCACTTCTCCCGTACTGGTCCAATATTCTTATTTCATCGTCTGTCCATCTTACAGCCATTACTTGCCCCATTTGTTTTGTTTAACTATCAATGCCATTACTGCATAAACTGAAATATCTAAGAAAGCATCTTCTATTGGTTCGTTTTTTGCTTTCATATTATGGTTTGTTGACAAATTGATTAGTCTGTTTATCTTATCATTAAGCCTTACAATTATACCAAATAAGGCTGTATTGACTTCTTTTTCGTTTTTCAACGTGGTACCCATAGCAATATTGCCAGGACCATAATCAAACTGTTTCTTACAAAATGTTAAGTACATTTCATTTAAAAGAGTCTGAAATTCTTTTTCGGTTGAAGGATAGTTATCTTTTATATACGATACTATATCTTCTTTTGTACTAGTTTTCTGATTCATCTGGAAAATCCTCCGTATCTTTGACATCTTCTAATTCACGTATTAGTTTATCCCAATTAAGGTTTTGACGTATTTTTTCTAATTCATCTAGTTCTTGCTGTAATCGTTGCACTAATGCAGTATTACCCTGTTCTTTTGCCTTTAAGATTGCTTTTTTGATGTCTTCCATAGATACTCTCCTACTCCTAGTTGAAATAATCCGTTTGATATAGCGTCAATTAAGCCTTCTTTGTGTTCTAGTCCATAATTATAGAATATAGCGTGTAATACCTCGTGTACTAGCGTTTCTTGCTTTCTTGATTCGTGTATTTCATTGTTGATAAGTATGATATTGTCTTTTACCATATGTCTTCCATATAGTTCTTTACTTGCATCTTCATGCGTAAGTGGTAATTCTACTATCTTGTAATGGTGACCTCCAATAGTCAGTTCCATTGCTTTTTTTGTTTCTTTTTTACTCATAATACTCCCATAGTAATTAATTGTGTATGCAAATTAACTATAAACTGCTACACAAGTCAAATATTTTTTTAAAAAACCGCACGACACGTCAATAACTCAATGTTCTAGACTCTAATGCTCTTGATTTTGCTAGAAATCTAAAAAATATTAACAAGATGAAAGAAATATATTGACTCAAACAAGGCAAACACTATAACTTTAACAGTCCGAAGGACGAAAAAAAACACTAATGTTCGTGCTTAAAGAATAATTAAGAATATTAAATCTATATCTTAAATAATGCTCGGTGTTCTAGAGAGGGTCTAATCGAAAAATTTTTTCCAAAATTATTCTAGTCGTCGTTTTTTATCACCTCACCAGTTTTATCCCAAAATTCCAACCCTTGTTGAAAAATAGCAGGATTTTGTGTGTGGCTTTTGTTTCATAAGTGGCGGCGGGTCTTTTTCCAGATTGAAAATTCTAGATTTGGTTGAAAATTTGGTTTTTGGTTATATATGTTGATTTTTTTAATTAATTAGACGACAACTTTTTTAATTATTTTTTAAATAATCCTTGACTTTAATTTATAGAGTATGTACTTTGTGTTATGTTAATAATAACTAATAAAATGAAAGGATATACAATGACTAAGAAAGACTATGAAGCAATAGCTGACTGTTTTCACCCGTTCACTGACAAAGCGGATGGTATTAGAATGATTGGTTCGGCTACTGCTTTCGCGGCTATGTTAATACAATACTTTGAGGATGACAACCCAAGATTTGATAGAACCAAGTTCTTGAAATGGGCGGGCTTCAACCTTGAACAATGCGAAGACATTAGCGATATGATAGACTGGAAAGATGAAGATAGAGAGTAACAACAACGGCGGGGCTTCGGCCCCGTCACAACCGAAAGGAAACTAAAAATGGGAATATTAATAATGTATGCAGTGGTTATGACTGTTTGGGCACTTGGTATGACAATAGAATATACAAAGGCTACGAGTTATATAGAAGGCTACGAAGATGGATACAAATGTAATTGTTCATCTGAGGATTGTCCAGATTCTTACAAATCATAAACAAAGATGCCTTGGGTATAAAAACCTGGGGCTTTCTTTTTTTGGTATATATAAAAAAATCAACAGCTCTAGAGCTTGACTATCGTCCCTCAGTCAAGCTCTAACCCCCGACGATATCCTAGATTTTAGGGGCTAGATTCCTAGCCCCTAGAGAATACCCCGAGCCGACTAAACTCGGGGATTTTTGTTTATACTTCGATAGACTCAATTTTAAAACTGAGTCTTGGATAACAATCAACGTCTTTTTTTTCGCCATCAATTGTTTTCTTTTTGGAATATACAAAGTTGTCTTTGTAATTACGTATTAATTCGTTCCCTTCTGTAACGTTTAACACGTCCTTATTGTTTACGATTTCGACTAAACGATTCATATCTTTTTGAACCGCTTTATCGTCTTGAGATGCTAAAACCTTGGACGCGTTCTCAAGGATACGCCCTTCGTTAGATGATGCTTCAAGAACTTCTATGTCCATAGCTTTTAATTGTTCTTGTGTCAAACCTGTCTTAGCTAAGAGTTTGGCAAAAGCATCTGTTTTTAACTTGTTACTCATACCCATAAATTGACGATTTTAAACATTAGAGTCAAGGAATATTCGCATATTTATCAAGATTTCTTCTTGACCGAACGACGATAATTTTTTTTTATAAAAAATCAGAGCTAGACTCTAACTCTAGAGCTAGACTAAATTAAGTCTAGCTCAGTTCCCCCGACAATATAGACTATGCTGGACAATTGAGTTCTAGGTATTGTCGCTAAAATTTTGTAAGTTTGGGCATGAGAAAAAACCCGATAGCAACCAAGCCAGCGACGATTTCAGGCGTAGCGTCGGGAGAAAGGAAATAATATGAAAACAGTAAAACAGACAATTAGTGAGCCTTGTCCTTGTTGTAAGCAACGTTGGACTAGAGAGGTTGACGTACCTGCACCAATCGACGGATTGACATTTTATGTCGTTATGGGTAGTAATAGTAAAGTAGACTTGACAATAGAGTATCACGACGTAATAGATACTAGTCTTAATGGAGACACAGACGTAGTAACAGACTTGACATTCAATAATGCAATAGTCTTTATCTCTGTGTTCGCACAGCAACAACTAAAAGACAATACATATCTACGTGTCGAGTCCAATATTATGGACACTTACGAGATAAGTGACAGACGTATTACACTTGACGCAACCAACATACAAGACGCATTAAAGACACTACGCAAGGCATATCGTCAAGCACGTAGAGTCTGGACGCCAGGCAGGTTATAGACGATAGTATGTTTATAGACGATAACAGATTTTTTATATTTTTTGTAAATAAGAAAGCTAGACTAATAGTGTCTAGGAAAGAGAGCAGACGCAATGTGTAATAATTGCAATACTAGTAAAACAAGACCATTCCCAGGAATGGACGGACGTGGTATAGATGGACGCAAGACTATACCTAATTCGGTAGATAAAAAGGAAAAGAAAAATGATAGAAGACAAGATAAAAACGCATAGACGCAATTTGCAAATGTTATCAGGTATTGATAGACAAATTAAGGAATTGCAGTCGGCGATTTTCAATTTCTATTCAGAAAATGAAGTCGTACAAGATAAGAAAAACAAAGTAGTTCAAGACATCGCAAAACTACGTCAAGACTTAGAAGACGTCAGACGTGAGAACTATGAGATTACAAAGGCAATCATATAAATGATATACCTTAAACCAGATAAGAACGGGCGTCCACGTAAGCTAACAAGACAACAACAAAAACGTCTTGCTTACAAGCGACGCCTATGGTTTGTTAAAAGAAAATATGATAATTTTATTGGTATGGACAACATACGTTATACCTATAGTCGCAATCAAGCAAAGCGACTATCAACAAGAGAAAAATTTTGGCTTACAGTAGTAGGCACACAATGATTATAGCGACGAGTCGTAATCAGTATGGACAAATAGTCGATTTGTCTGGGTGTTATTCCTTTCGCACCGATATGTATTCGTCGCATACTTCGCCTATACAGGATATAGGGATTTTAAACAAAAACAAAGGAGATTAGACTATGTGTGGTATATATGGAATAGCAAAGTCGCCGACGCCGTACACTAAGAGACAACATAAAATTGTCAAAAAGGTGTTGCGTGAAATAGCAACAGATAGTGAGACTAGAGGGTCTCATTCGTCTGGTATTGCTAAGGTCGGGACTAGCACTAGAGTATATAAATCACTATTGCCGTCTGGCAAATTCGTAGACTCCAAAGAATATAATAATGCAGTCAAGTCATTAATTGACCAGTCATATATATTGCTTGGACATACACGATTTGCGACAGAAGGAGCAATAGTCAAATCGAACGCACACCCATTTAGAGTCGGCGACGTCGTCGGAGCTCACAATGGTTGCGTTTACAATATTAAAGAAATGCAAAGTAAACTAGACAAACAATGTCCAGTAGACTCACAGCTTATCTTTAAGTCAATAGATAGCAACGATAACATACAAGATGCAGTCAAAGATTTTGACAGCGACTTTGCGTTATCCTTCGTTAAGAAAAATCCAATGGTATTGTATTTGTGTAGAGAGACGAATCGTCCTTTACACGTTGCATACATTCCTGAACTTAAAACGTTGTTCTATGCAAGCGAATCGTCATTTATTGACGATGCTTTAGCGATGCATAATATAAAAGCAGACGTTTATAGTCTTAACAAAAATACATTATATGCTTTTGATACGTCGAAGTTTGACGATTTAAAGACTAATGTAGAAAAGACATTGTTCGAGTATCAGTCAAGAACATATCAATGGAATGTCAATCGTTATCCGACAAGCACTTATGGAACGTATAAGTCTAGCTTAGACTATGCACAAGAAGTAGAGCTTGGATATGATGATGACGATGAAAGCGATTGGTCAAAAGCTTGGCTTAGCGACGAAGCAACTGAGTTAGCTAATATCTTTCAGACAAGTCCTCAGTCTTGGTTTTTTGACGATTCTGACGATACTTGGTATTACGTCTGTCCTAATACTGAAAATGTATATAGTGAAGAACAGATGTTTGAAGACAAGTATGGACTGGATTCTTTTGAAAGAGTAGAGGTCTACAATGAATAGTAGCGACGGATTAAGTCAAGAAGTACAAGAAGAACTAAACAATGAAATGTATTGTTGTGTAGATTGTAGCGTCGAAACTAATTCCGTATCAGACTTTACTGAAAACGACACGTCAGAACTTGTATGTCATGATTGTTATGACGAAAACTACACAGAATGTTATGAGTGTAGTACGACTTTACATAGTGATGATACGTACGATTTCAATGGCGACCTCAGATGTATGTCTTGTCATAACGATATTTGTCAGGAATGTCCCGAATGTGGCACTGAATGTCACAGGGACGATATGGTATGGTCAGACAGATATGGAGATTACCTATGTGATTATTGTTACGAAGAACATGAATCAAATAGCTACCCCGAGTGGGAAGTCTATTCAAATTCATTCGTCAAAACAAGAACTACATTCGTAAATCCTGAGTCAGACTATTATCGTAACGACACATTCTATATGATAGAGTCAAAAAGATACGTTGGACTAGAACTGGAGACTAACTTCAGGTATGACGAGAGTTTAGGAGACGTCCAAGACGACCTTAACTTCGCACTTGGAAAAACAAGAAACACAGATAACCAAGACGATTTTTATCGTTTAGGTAAAAGTTCTGTTGTGTCTGATGGTAGTGTTACAAGTTCAGCACATAGATATGGCGCAGAACTTGTAATGCGTCCACGTCGTGGAGATAAGGTAATTGAAGATGCAGACTTTATGTGTAAACGTCTAGAACAAGAATGGAATGCATATGCTTCTTTCAAGACTGGACTTCACTTACATATAGATGTCCAAGACTACGACTGGATACATTGTTGTGTCTTAACACTATTTACTAAACTAATGGAGCCACATATTTATACGTGGTTGCCTAAGTCTAGATACTATGGTAGTGGACATCAACGTTGGTCTAGACCTGTTACACAACCAGTCTACGATTTTCAATATGTCAGTAGTAGAGATGAATTTATAGACTTCTTCTACGACAATGGTGGTTATACAAACGATAAGTATAACGACAAAAGATACGTTGGACTGAATTGGCATAGCCACTTTCAAGCCAATCAAGGTCTGGAAATACGTTATCATTCAGGTACGTTGCAAAAAGAGAAAATCAAACATTGGACGAAGTTTTGGACGCAAGTCGTTGACAAGTCTTTTGAGATAACTGAACAAATGACGAATGACTACGATTTTGGTTCATCGTCGATGTATCAGTCTTTGACAATGCCTCCGTCGATAAAGACAAAACTTGCAAAGTTGTCAACTAGGTACCATGGTGATAGTTTTTCACATAGTTCCGACGTAGGTCAGTCTACTGACGTATATGAGTATAGGAAAAAATCTGAGGTATTACGACGATATCTTGGTTTACCTAAAAAAGATAGACCTTATCTATTAAAGCCTATGGTTTACTATTTAAGAAATAGAATTGATAGGTCTGTAATGTCGATAGAGAATATCTTTGACGTGTTTGAAATAGACAAAGAAACTCAGGATTTTTACAAAGGTAGAACTGAGCAATTGAGATTGTCTATGGAAGAACACGTTGCGACAAAATTCTACAATGACGTATTTGGTTCTGTAGATACGATTGTAGAGTTTGACAAAAACACTTGTAGGTTTGAATATAAAGACATATTCAAAGATACATTCTTGTTAGTCAATGACGACAGACGAGATGACTTTATAAGTGAGCATGGTGCAAAACAACAAGTAGACTATGATTTATTACGTGACTATATGTTGTAAAGACAATCAAGATGGCGTCCGACAATTTTATGTCGGGCGTCGCTTGGTTTTTTTGATTTTATTTATGAAATTTTTACAAAAGCTCGACAAAAAGCTCGATAGCAGACAACAAAGTTCTTGGAATTGTAGATTATTTTTTATAACTTGTGGAGTGGAAATATATATGAACAAAATTGCAGGCAGTCATAGTAAACAATTAATGCTAGAAACAGGACTAGCGTCGGTATCCAATCCGATGCCTTCGTGTGTAGCAAATACGTTTATTGGTCTGGCGACGCTGCCTGCAATACAACAATGGGAGATAAAATGAGAGGTAAAAAAGAAACATCAATACATAAAGACCCTGCTTTTATCAAGGTATATGTTCCGATTACTCATGACGAAGAGACTGGGCTAGATGTATGGGATGTAGACTTTGCTTACAATGAGTTTGGTAATGCTATTAAAGAGTTTGAGAACGACAATGATATGCGTTATGACGAATGGAATAGCAAGCAAAGAGATTATATGAATGACCAAAGATGAGTTATCTTGGATTCATATCAACTGAAAAGAGCGAGTCGTCTAAAGGTCTATGGGAGCCAACGGTTGTTTGTAAGTGTGGCAATAGACATGAGGGCGACGAGCCAAGTATTAATGTTAAAGAATGTGAACAATGCGAGGAAACAATGATTGAACACGAAGAAGGTATTATGGAAATGATAGATAGAGACGATAAAGTTTGGATGTCTACTTGTTGTGGCGGTAGTGCTATAACAGAATTAGTAGAAGACGGAGACATAGGCGTTGCTATATGTAGCGAATGTAGAGACTGGTCAGACTTTGAATTGGAGGAAGAATGAGTAAAGAAATAAAGATAGACAAAGCGTGGTCTATAAGACACGAAGGTCATTTGAATAAGAATAATATTATATTCAATGATAAAATAAAACGACTAGTGCAAGACTTAGAAGTAGTTAATAACAGCCTAGGGCACTATGTGCTAAAGGAGGGCGAATGGACAAAAACGAAATAAGAGACTTAAATAAATATAGGTCTGAAAGAGCTATAGCAATTAATAAAATGATACTTGAACTTACTGCAGAACTAGACGAACTAGGCTATAGAATAGAAACTGAATACAAAATAGGTGCAGGCTGGACAAGTGAAATAGTTAACAACAACACTGGAGAGAATCATGGGCAAAGGTTACGAGAAGTTTAAAAGAGTGGATAAAGAATTAGACAAACTACTTCTTTATCTAGAGAAATTAGAAGAAGACCACGCAAGAGCAAAAAGCAATTTTAGAAAATATAAAGAAGCTTTTGATATACTTCATTATTATTTTGATAGTTTGCCTGATGATTTCAAGCAAGATGTAGATAAATCACTTACAAAACTTGGATTATAAAGTTTTAAAGTTTTATTTGACTAAGGTAAAACTATTTAACTATATTCTGTGTATGATAAATACTAAAGATAGATATCAAACCTCTTTTGTTGTAGACAAAAAACTTTGGATAAAGTTTAAGTCAAAAACGACGAAAGAAGGTATGTCAATTAAAGATAAATTACATAGTTTGATGACAGACTACGTAAATGACAAGGAGACAAATAATGCCCGCGATTGGTTTCGTTTACCCAGATGGAGATAAAGTAACATTTGAAGAAGTAAACAAGGGCAATGTCGATATTGTTAAAATGGGTATGTCACTACCTACTTTAATTGAAATGTCGAAAGAAAGAGACCCTAATAGAAAGCCGTCAACAACGGAACTTCTAAACGGAGCTTGTGAATCTTATCTTAAGAGGACTAAAGATTATTATATAGACCCTCAAGATAGAGCATTTTCTCTAGCAGGAACAATGCATCACGCTGCCTTAGAACAACACGAAGACGATAGACATTTATTAGAAGAAAAGTTAGAAGAGTTTGACATAACTGGAATAGCCGACTTGTATGACAAGGAGACTAAGATGTTATTAGACTATAAGAATACTGGTTCTTATAAATGTGCTCAACTACTAGGGATGACATACAAACTAATACCAGACCCGTCTGGTGCTAAATACAAAATGAGCGGTAAGTGGGGAAAAAAAGGTTCTCCTAAGATGGTAAAACAATGGTATCGCGACGAAGGTTTAGCAGACTATGGAGACTGGGGCTGGCAGGTAAATTGGTATAGATATCTTTTGAATAAAGCTGGATACGACGTAGAACATATGTATATTCAGGTTACTTTAAGAGACGGAGGTCTAGCTGTATCTAGAGATAGAGGTCTAGACAAACATATTTACCTGATTGAAATACCAAAGTACGATGATGAAGTACTAGAGAATAAGTTTCTATCTGCTAGAGATGAGCTTGTAAAAGCTCTGGAAACAGGAAACTTACCACAAAAATGCAGTAAAGAACAAACCTGGGGCGGTAGAAAATGTCAAGCATATTGCGATGTCAGAAATCTATGTCCTTACAACAACGGGAGTATAAATGGGTAAAATGGCTGAATTAGATATGTATCAATCTGATATAGAATCATTGCACGACGAAGCAATGCAATACGACTTGATAGTATCTAAACATCAAAAGGTTTCAGAAGAACCTACTCCAAGCGACGTAGTTAAAAGTAGAAATGGTTTTGATTATGTAGATGAAGGATATATGCGTTGGCGTCTAAACCAACATTATCCTATATGGTCTTGGGAAGTAATTAAGTACGAGACCCTTGGAGACAAAGCTATTGTAGTTCACGGACGTCTTAAAGTTATTGACGAAGGTGTTCCTCGTAGTTTTGACTCAGTTGCAGCACATAGAATAGCAGTATCTAGAAATGGCTCAGGGTATGTAGACTTAGGTAATGACCTAAAAGCTGCTAACTCAGATGCGTTTAAAGTTGCAGTAAACAGACTATGTAATGTAGCAGACGATGTATATCGTAAGCAGTACATAGATAAAAGTCTTGACGAGTCTCAATATAATTCAGTAATGGATTCTATTGCAGAACTAGAAAAAGACGAAGCAGACAAAGTGTATAAAGCGCTTCAGTCTGGTAAGATAAATAAAGACAACTACGAAAAGTTGTTGTCTAAATTAAAAGGGAGTAAATAATGAGCAATGTATCAGACGTCTTAAACGACATAGATAATAATGTAGCCTATTATAATCCTTCAGAAGATACTAGTGGTAAAAAATATGCTACTATCGAAGAAGGTTCATATGAAGCTGTAGTTAGTAAATTGGTTATTAAAAAAGATATCGTAGTTAGGAATCAATATCTAAGCGACATCTTTGAAGCTACCTATAAGTTAGATGATAGTAGACATGCTGACTTAAAAGGTAGAGAAGTCAAGTCTAAAGGGTACTTTAGATTTAAGACTCCTGACAAAGCAAAGCACCCTAAGCTTGAAGACAATCAAGGAAACAATAAAGGGTATATGATATTCGCAGAAGCTTGTGGATTTGATATGAAGAAAGATGACCAAGGTAGATATTTGTTACCTATGGTTATGGAATCTGATATAGCAGGCAATCCAGTAACTATCAAGGTAGTTCACGACAAGTGGACTGACCAGTCAGGAGAAGAAAGAGTAACGCCTACCGCTATCAACGTTTTTAAATCTAATAGAAAAGTTGATAAACCAGTAGCTCAAGACGAGTTGCCTTTCTAATGAAATATAATATCAGATTAGACGAAGAGCAATTTATGTCTTTGATTGAAATGATAGAGAAACACAGATGTGAAGGCGAAGACGATATTTGTTCTAATGTCCGCACATCTGTGAAAGCTCAATTTCAAAATCAGTTTATGGAAAAAGAGGAGCAAGCTACAGTAGAGGCTGATGATATACTTGACGCAGCTAAGAAGACTCTTGGTCCAGGATACTGCGACAACTGTGAATAATGGATATTAGTAAATGGAATTCCATTATGAAATCTTTTCAAGACCTTATGGGATATAAAGAGGGAACGACAGAAGTTCTTGTTACGAAGAGATTTAGTCACATTGGATTTAAGGACATAGAAACAATAAGTGGGCGAGAAGAGAAATACCTCGTCCACATATTAAGATTAAGATATAGGGAGATATCAGATGACATTAAAAGAAACGAAGATAAGGGAAAAGATAGAAAAAACGGGCATAACGTCAACTAACGAATGCTTTGTAAGATATAGAGCTTTTCCTTCTTTCACAAAAAAAGTAGTATTAAAGATGATTAACGAAGGATACAACATAAGTATTGTCAATGACAGCATAGATTTGTCGTTTTTTTGGCTAGACTGCACGAATAATGTTGTTTTTCCTAAAAAAAGAGCTTTAAACTAAAATTAAGTACGAGGTTGCCCTTCTATGGACGAAACACATATTAGTCGACAGTTATGTCGAAAGTGTAATTATAAACGCTTAGAGGGGTATTCTCGAAAGGAAAAAATTTGAAAAGACCGATAAAATATAAAGATAGGTTCACACAACCTATAATATTTGATGGATTGCAAAATGGGCTTGTATCGCCTACAGATATAGACTTTTGCTTTGAAGTTAGTAATCAATTCTTGTTAATAGGAGATTGTAAAAAAGACGACGCACCGTTTCCTGTTGGACAAAGACTAGTAATAGAAAGAATTGTTGACAACTGGAAAGCGACAAGGAAAATATCTCTTGGTGTTATAGCCACACATAGCACAAGCCCTGAGCAACCCATAGTCTTGGCAAACACTGTTGTCACTAAAGTTTATTACAATAGGGAATGGAAAGACACTTTTATGGTGTTTGACGATTTTGTTAGAAGAACAGCAGAAAGATTTGATATAGATAAACTAAAACATTTGAGTTGACTGAAGAAAGAATAAATAAGTATATTTTTATATGGCAAGTAAATCAAAAGCAAAAGGTAACAGATTCGAAAGAGAATGCGTAGACATTGCTGAGCAACACGGCTTTAATTCAAAAAGAGCTTGGGGTAGCGACGGCAGAAGTATAGGTATGTCTCCAGAGGTTGATTTAATTATCGACTATCTATTAGACAAGGACACTTCAAGAACAATGAAGGTTCAATGTAAAGTTAGAAAGTCTATAGCAAGTTATCTTTTACCACCAGACGATTGCGATATCACTCTTATCAAACAAGATAGAGGAGAAATATACGCTACTATTCGATATAAAGACTTGTTGGAGTTAATCCAACAGACTTTCCAACTCAACTAATCACATTTAAATAGGGAGATTAATATGAGAAGTGTCTTTAATTATAAGACTACAGATGAATGGGAACGCGAAAAAGCAGAGTTTATGACTTACTATAGTTATCTAAAGCAAACAGACCCTGAAAATTATGAGGATTGGTTTGATAAAGATATAATAGACTTGTACGTAAAAGGAAAAAGGAATCCATATTTTTCTGCTCAAAGAGCAAAGCCTAGCCACGAGAATGTTTCTATGGTTAGAGTACCCACTAGATGTCCATTGTGTAAAAAAGCCTGGGCTATAGAAATGCAAGACAATAATAAATTTGAGCCTGGATATTTAGACCAGTCTGTATACAAAACAATACCAATGGTGAAAGGAGTGTGTCATAAATGCAAGGATTAGGAATATTTAGCGACGAAGCTGAAAAAGCAGTATTAGGTTGTATATTGAAAGACGATAAGTGTTTTGATGTAGCAAAAGAATATATATTAGAAAGCGACGCTTTTTATATTGATAAAAACAAAAAGATTTGGGAAGCTATTTTAGAGCTTAAGTCAGAAAATATACCAACTGATATTGTAAATATATCTACCAAGATAAAAGGAATTACATACTACCTAAGTGGGTTAACAGAAATTCCTACAACTGCACACTTAGAGTCTTACTCAAAACAAATACACTCAGACTGGCTAAGAAGAAAACTTGTTAAACAGTCTTATGAAATAGTAAATAAGGCATCTGATGATAATAATGATATAAGCTCTTTACTTGTAGATGTTCATGACACAACAAGCAATATGCTAAACTTAGAGCCTGGTCAAAGATTTGATTTAGACACATTATTATCTATGACAAAAGATTCTTTGTTTTCAAAAAGGAATTTAACCACTACTGGTTTTGCTCCTATAGATAATATTATATCTGGAATGACTAAAGGGGAAATAACCATTTTTGCTGGACGACCTGGGAATGCTAAGACTACCACAGTTGCCAACATAGCTAGAAATCTCGTGTTGTCTGGCAAGAAGGTTGTTATGTTCAATAGAGAAATGCCTAATACTGAAATGATGAAAAAGTTTATTGCTATGGAATCAGAAGGTATTACGTATCATATGTTAAGACATAATGCTGTCACTAGTAAATCAGAAATTGAAAAAAGTTTAAATACTATTAAAGAAAAGTATACTGACAAACTATTTATGTTTGACAACATACGTAATTTAGAGGGAACTTTTAGAGAGATAAGACGTATAAAACCAGACGTGGTTATTGACGACCATATCGGTCTTATAGAATATCCTACCAATGACATGAGAGATTTAAGACTTAAAATAGGTGATACATCAAGAAGATATAAATGGTTATGTAAATCAGAACAACTTTCAGTTATTTTGGTTTCACAACTTAATCGTAATATAGAGTATAGGACAGAAAGAATTCCTAAACTTAGTGACCTTGCTGAGTCTGGTAATTTAGAACAAGATGCAGAGATTGTAGCATTTACACATTATCCTTGGACTGTAAACTTTGAGAATGCAAAGAACGGAAAGTATGGATTAGATATTGTTGTGGCTAAAAATAGATATGGGTCAACTGGGAAAGCAACGGTTGGGTTCTCACCAGATTGTTGTACGTTGTTTGATACTGTGGAAGAAGCAGAAGCAAGTGTTGCGAAGCAGATGCCAGACGTTCCATTCTAATTATTTTTTTATCTTGTTATAATAAAAATCGTAAGCTTTTTTAGCTAATAAGTATCTTTGGTCTGACTGAGGAAGTCCTTGTTCTATAAGTCTAACACTATTATAAAAGAATGATTGGTCTCTACCAAACTCGTCTAAAATTTCTCTGCTGAATCCAGCTTTTTTCCAGTCTGATTGTTTACCACCAATCTTTTTAGCTAAAGAAGGGATTAATTTAGCAAGAGGTCTTCTTCCTATTGTTCCTGCTAATCCTAATCCAGGAACAGCTGTAGACATTACGTCTCCCAACAAAGACGAACTCAATTTACCCGACTCTTCATCAACGGAATACGATTGCATGTTTCTTAAAACATTTTGCATCATACTTGACAGGGTATTTTCTGTATTTTTTGTCTCTACGTTTTGGTTCATT